TCCGCGACATCAACAAGCACAACATCGACCAGCTGCGCTGGCAAGAAGCGCGCCTGCACTGCCCCAGCTGCGACGGCGAGCCGAGCCTGGCGCCCGAGCACCGGCAGTGGATCTGCGAAAACCCGAACGACCAGTTCGAGGCGGTCGGCTACTACGTCACGCCGTTCGAGGTGCCTAACGTCGTCACGATCCCGAGCCTGATCCAGGAGATCACGAAGTACAAGACCTGGGCGGAATTCGTCAACCAGGCGCTGGGCGAGACAGCCGACGCCGGCAACAGCCAGCTGGTCGAGGAAGACATCGAGGCCTGCCGTGCCACGATCCCGCTGGCGTCCAGCGAGCTGCACGCCATGGGCATCGACGTCGGCCAGACCTGCCACATCGCGATCGGGCGCCGGACCCAGCAAGGCCAGCTGCTGGTGGTGCACAAGGAGCAGTGCCAGCTTGCCAAGCTTGCCGTGCGCCGGCGCGAGTTGGCGGCGAAGTGGCGCGTCCTGATCACCGTGATCGACGCCTTCCCCGAGACCAACCTGGTGCACCAGATGCAGCGCCAGGACAAGAATCTCTACGGCGGCGTCTACGCGCAAAGCCGGCTGCTGGCCACCTACAAGATCGTGATGGTCGACGAAAACAAGGCGGAAGGCAAGCTGCCGATCAACCAGGCGCAGATCATGCGCGACATCAATTTCGACGAGGTGATGGCGCTCTACAAGAACCGCGCGCTGCTGTGGGCGCCTACCGGCGACCACACCGACCGCCTGTGGTCGCTGCACATGCTGGACATGAAGCGGACCCAGGTGTTCGACAAGAACCAGGAGCTGGTCTACACCTGGCAGAAGTCGAAGGAAGGCAACGACCACTTCATGCATACCCTGGGCTACCTGCATGTGGCAAGCCAGCTGATGGAGACCGCCTCGCGCGACATCCCGTTCTCGGGTGTCAGCCTGTTCTCAACCTTGCGCGTCAAGCATTGACAGCAGGAAATTTCTAGCGTAGCCTGCAATTTCTCCGTCTTGATCGATCGGTGAACAGGCCGGGAGCTTCTGGCCTGTAAGGGCTGGGAGCTCCCGGCCGAGAACGAGCCCGCCACGCGCGGGCTTTTTCTTTCCTGCAATTTTTCCGTTGAAGCGAAGCAAGAGCTGTGCCATACTCCGGGCACTATGCTCGATTCCATCCGTCAACGACTTGCCGCCGCGATCACGCCTAAGCCCAAGGGCGGCGCGACCACGCTCGCCCCGGTCACCGGCCAGCCGGTGATGCCGCTGGTCGAGACGCCGAAGGTGCCGAACAAGCAGACGACCCTGCCCGGCTACCTGCCAAACACGTCGTACATTTCCTCGCCGCTGACGAAGAACGACAGCCGCGCCGCCAGCACCGATCCGGCCGCGGCCGCGCGCCAGGCCGCGACCACGCCAGGCGTGATCCGGAGTCTGGCGCGCCTGACGCCCGACCTGTCGGCGTCCAAGAACGCATTCCTGCGCGTCGGCATTCCGGAAAAGTGGCACGTCAAGGCGCGCAACATCGACGGCTCGTTCAACCGCGACGCGACCGCGCTGGCCAACACCATCCTGCGCCAGTTCGATTTCATGCCCGACTACGCGTCGGGTTTTTCGCAGGTCTCGAGCCTGCGCTCGGTGTGCGAGTCGCTGGGTGGCGAGGGCCTCATTGAAGGCGCCATGGCGCTTGAGCTGGTGCTGGACAAGAACCGGCTGCCGTACAAGCTGCAGCCGGTGCCGACTTCGCAGATCGTCTTCGTCGAGGACAAGAACATCCAGTCGATCAAGCCGCAGCAGCTGCTGTCCGGCACCTACATCGACCTGGACATCCCGACCTTTTTCTATACCTCGCTCGACCAGGACTTGCTGACGGCCTACCCGATCAGCCCGCTGGAAAGCGCGGTGCAGCCGGTGCTGACCGCCGCGGAATTCGCCAACGACATGCGCCGGATCTGCAAGCGCGCCGTGTTCCCGCGCTACGACATCGAGATCGACGAGGAGAAGCTGCGCGAGCGCATCCCGCCCGAGGTCCTGAACGACAGCGAGGCCCTCAAGAAATTCATGAACGACACGATCAACTCGATCAATTCGGTCATCAACACGATGAACCCGGAAGACGCGATCGTGCACTTCGACTTTTTCACGGTGACCGTGGTCGACATGAAGACGGCCAACAGCGCCGAGAGCTTCGACACGGTCAAGGGCATCATCGACGAGAAGGTGTCGACCGGCGCCAAGACCATGCCCTCGATCCTAGGCCACGGCTCGGGCTCGCAGAACGTCGCGTCGACCGAGACCATGGTCTTCATGATGAGCGCCAACGGCATCATCCGCCTGAAGCTGCAGGAGATCCTGTCGAAGGCCATGACGCTGGCCGTGCGCCTGTTCGGCATGGACGTCACCGTCGAATTCCTGTTCGACGATATCAACCTGCGCCCGACCCTGGAACTTGAGTCCTTCAAGTCGATGAAGCAGGCGCGCATCCTCGAGCAGCTCAGCCTCGGCTTTCTGACCGACGACGAAGCGTCGCTGGAACTGACCGGCGAGATGACGCCGGACGGCTTCACGCCGCTCTCGGGCACCGGCTTCTTCACGCCGATCACTGGTGGCGGTGGCCAGAGTCCGGATCCGGCCGCGGCGCCGCCGGGCGCCGGCGGCGACGGCACCTCGAAGAAGAAGGACAACCCGATGGGCAACAAGCAGGGCGCCGCCCAGCAGGCCGGCAAGCCGGACACCCCGAGCAAACCGAAAGGACCGCAGAAATGAGTTACATCCTCTGGGCCGGCACGCCGGAAAGCTATGACGTGGTCGAGCGCGCGCGCATCAGCGCGCAGGCCATGGCCGCCGACGTCTTGGCACGCAACCTTGACCAGCCTGAAATGCCCAAGATGTGGCAGAAGCAGGGCAGCCTGGCCATCATCCCGATCAACGGCTCGATCATCGAGGGTCACGCTGGCTGGCTGTCCTTTTTCGGTGTGACCGGCTACGCCGACATCGAGGACGCGCTGACCCAGGCGGCGATGGACGGCGACGTCAAACGCATCCTGATCGAGGGCCGCTCTGGCGGCGGCGCCGCCAGCGGCGCCCAGCCGCTGGCCGACTACATCAGCCAGGTCAAGGCGGTCAAGCCAATCGACGGCCACATCAGCACCATGGGCGCGTCCGCCGCCTACTGGGCCCTGGTGGCCGCCGACAACCTGTCCATCAGCCCGATGGGGATTACCGGCTCGATCGGCGCCGTCCAGATTCACACCTCCTATGCGCGCCAGCTTGCCGCCGAAGGTATCGACAAGACCGTGGTCCGCTCGGGCGAATTCAAGATGCTGGGCAATCCGTACGAGCCGCTGTCGGACACCGCAAAAGCCGAGATGCAGAGCCAGGTCGACGACGTCAGCGCGCTGTTCGAAGCCCACGTCGGCAAGCAGCTTGGCGTCTCCGCCGAGCATGTGCGCGCACACATGGGCAAGGGCAAGACCTTCCTCGGCCAGCGCGCGGTCGACGCCGGCCTCGTCAAGAAGGTCCAGACCTTCGACCAGGCTGTTGCCGCAGCGAAAAATCGTTGACAAAGCAAAATTCGTGCCCAATAATTGCCATCATTCAAAAGGATGCCGAAATGAAACTTAACGCCGCACAACTTGCCGCGCTCGCGCGCGGCGCCTCGCAGGAAGAAATTGCTGCTCTGGCGACTGCTCCGGATCCCAGCGCTTCGGCATCCGCTGCCCCGGCCGAAGGCGCCGAAGCTGCTGCCGCACCTGCCGCTGCCGCACCTGCCGCTGCCGCACCTGCCGAGAATCCGGATCCGTCGGCTGCCGCTGCTGCACCGGCTGCACCGGCTGCTGCACCGGCTGCTGCACCGGACGCCGCCATCTCGGCCGAGATGGCGCTGCTGAAATCGCAGCTGACCGAAACCAACGCCGCGCTGATCGCAGCCAAGGTCGAGGCCGAAGGCTTCAAGGCGCAAGCCGCGCAGGTCGATCCGCTGGTGGCCACGCTGCGTACCGTGATCGGCGAAAAGCTGGTGGCGCTGGGCGGCTCGGCCGACATCGCTGCCGGCTACACCGCGGCGAATATCGTTGCCGAGTTCTCGCGCATCGACGGCGTGTTCAAAAAACAGTTCCGGGTCGGTGGTGTCGCAGCCGTCGCTTCGCCGGAAGACAAACCCAACGCCAAGGTGACCATCGATCCGATGTTCGCCGCCGCAGTGGAAAACTCCATCGTCAAATAAGGGGCGCGCACCATGTCCAAAGCACACTTCATTACTCCCGCGGGTGCAACCCCCGACGTCATGGCTGTTCGCCTGGGCTCGTCCCGCGCGAGCAACGGCGTCCCGGGCACCGGCGGCTCCATGACCTACATCGACGAAGGCAAGCTCGTCAAGCTGGTCGGCGAATCGCAGTTTGACCTCTGCGCCGCCGGCGATCCCATCGAGGCTCAGATCACCTCGGTCGAAGCCGCGCTGTCGGATGGCTGGGCCATCGGCGGCATCAAGGACGAAGACGAGATCTACGCCGTCGCCAACGGCCTGCAGGCGACCGAAGGCACCGGCAACATCGCCGTCGGCGACTACGTCGTGGCCGGCACCCAGGACGCCAAGGGTGTGGTGATGACCACCGCCTATCCGAAGGTCCTGAAAGCCACCCAGCAACTGGGCGTCACCCCGGCAGACCTTGCCGGCGCCGCCGCCCAGATGAAGCTGGCTGCATACGCCTGGCGTGTTGTTTCGCTCGGCCCTGTCGGTACCGGCGCCCCCGGCACCACCATCGTCATTTCTCGCGTCGGGAGCTAACTAAAATGGCATTTTTCATCGATAAATCCGGCAATCCGCAGCACGTTCAAATCGACGCTGCTGTGTACGCTGCCGCCAAGGCCGACAAAAAGTCGGTCCCGCAATACCTGAACACCAAGTTCCATGCGGACGCGGACATGGCGAAGGGCTCGCCCTTCGCCCAGCTGTGCGCCTCGGAAGGTTTGATCACCTCGCCGAAGCAGAACGTCTTCGGCCTGCGCTCGCCGACCATCGCCGAGATCCTGGACGGCAAGTCCGGTTTCGAAGCGGCCAGCGGCACCAACACGCAGCAGCGCGGCAACCCGTACGGTTCGCAATCGCGCAACCTGTTCCCGGCCGCGGTGATCGCCGCGATCGAGTCGGCTGTCGATGTCGACCGCACCACCGACACCCAGATGTTCGACGGCATGATCGCCCAGAAGATCTCGATCGGCGGCGACACCTTCGAACAGCCGGTGATCAACTACACCATCCCGGGTGAGCAGGGTCCGACCAAGGCCAAGGCGCAGCGCGTCGTCCAGCTGGGCAACGTGCCGACCATCCTGCAGATCACCACGGCCGACAAGCCGCGTCGTCTGCCGACCTACGGTATCGGCATCGAGATGTCGGACCAGGCCGCCCGCGTCCAGACTCTGGACCTGCTGGCCATGACGGTCAAGCGCTACCTCGAGATCGAGAAGGACCAGCGCGTCTACAACTACATCTCGAGCCTGTTCGTCGGCGACAACGACATGGTGATCGGCACCGTGCCGACCGTCACCTCGACCTCGCTGGACGCCAATGCGGCCGGCGGCGTGATGACCCACAAGGCCTGGGTGAAGTGGCTGACCCTGAAGCGCAAGTCGCGCAAGATCACCCACGCGATCTGCGACATCGATACCTACCTGAAGATCGAAGCGCGCGCCGGCCGCCCGGGCCTGTCCGCCTACGATCCGCGCCTGCCGATCGTCGAAGCGCAGGCTCGCGTGTCGAACCTGGACTTCCAGGACGTGACCTTCTTCATCGTCGACGCAGCTGTCGACGGCGGCCCGGTCCCGGCCGGCGAAGTCTGGGGTCTGGACGCCCGCAAGGCGATCACCTCGGTATCGAACACCGAAGCCGAGTACCAAGCGACCGAGAACTTCATCCTGCGCCGCAGCTCGATGATGGTGATGCACTGGTCGCAGGAGGTGTACCGCACCTTCGGCGACGCCGAGCTGACCCCGTTCACTCGCCTGGTCATCTCGTGATCCAGGCAGTGACATGAAAACGGCCCTTCGGGGCCGTTTTTCTTTGCAAGGCAAACACCTTGCGCTGTGTCAGTTTCCATGCAACAATTCTATCTCCCACACTGAAGGAGTTATCATGGCAGAAAATCAACGCGCATGGCTGCGCAACGAGGGCAGCTTCCCGATGGTCGATCCGGAGACCAACACCCGTTTCGAGCCGGGCGAGACCAAGAAGGCCGAAGTGACCGCTTGGGTCAAGAACCAGCCGGCCATCAAGCGCGTCACCGACCCGAACGACGACAGCCCGACCGATCGCGAAGTGCAGAAGATCGAAGATCTGAACGCCGCCGACGAAGCCGCGCGCATTGAGCGCGAGCACATCGCCGAACGCGCGCAGCGCCTGGCGAACGGCCAAGTCCCGGTGGAGGAGGCCATCAGCCAGGCGAACGCGGAAGCTGCCGGTGCCACGCCGGCCACGCCGGCGACCTGAGCATGCAGCCCAAGCTGATGGCCCTCCTGGTCCGCATGGCTTGCGCACGGATCGGCGCCGAATGGCGGATGAAACAGCAGCAGCTGCACGCCAGCTGAATGAAGCTCGCCACCCGGCGGGCTTTTCTTTGCCAAAAGCAATTTCTGTGCCACAATATCTCCTGCCCACAGGAGATCTTCATGTCCACCAATCTCGTCACCACCGACAGCGTGCGCGCCGTCCTCGGCGTTTCTGCCAAAGAACTTCCCGACACCGTGCTGGGCAGCCAGGTTTACTCGACGCGCCTGCGCGAAGACCTGATCGACATGCACCCGCAGATCATCAGCGACTTCGCCGCGATCGGCGCTCTGGCCAGCCCGACCAGCGACCAGCAGCGGTTCCTTGACCTGATGGAGACCTACGCGGCCTACAACGTGGCCAAGCAGTGCCTGGACGCCTTGCCCATGTTCTCGCCGCTGACCATCAAGGACGAGAAGGCCGAGCTCACGCGCAACGTCGACTCCTATAAGAATCTCAAGGCTGACGTCAGCGCTGTGCTCTCGCTCATGAAGGGCAAGCTGCAGAAAGCCTACGCCGCCGTCAATCCGGACGCGCCGGCGCCGACCCCGGTTGACCGCATCTGGGGCGTGTCGGTCGGCCTTGGCAGCGATCCTGTCACCGCGACGAGCTAAAGCATGGACTTCGCCGACGTCGCCTCGTTCTTCAACAACGATCCGGTCTACGACGCGTATTCCGGAGCGTTTCTGTTCTATGGCCACAGCAAGGCCCAGAACGACCAGCTGTCGGCCGGCGCCACCACGCGCCG